CTCTTTCTCTCCCCAGCCCGAAACGAAACGGAGGCGACGTTGACAGGTGCGAACCGACAAGCCGTCGAAGACATGATTGCAGCATTGATGAGTATGGGTCGACTGGAGAAAGTCGACTCTGCTCTTGTGGCGGCCGTCAGATCTTTGGCGGACGCTGTCGACGTCGATCCGGCCAACGCTTCGCTGTGGCGCGAGTATCGCGCTGCCGAAAATGACCTGCGAGGTATCGGTGCCGAAGTCGACGATGAACTCACAAAAGCTCTTGCAGACCTGCGAACCACGGTGGGCGACGAAGAGAAACCCAAAGCGAAAGACACTCGGACCAAGCGCGGCGGCGGTAGCCAACGCTCTCGGACAGCCACTGATGCCGTGGCAAAGAATGGTCGCTGACGTTGGTCTCGAGTTGCTGCCTGACGGCCGGCCTGCTTATCGTGAAGTTGTTGTGACCGTTCCTCGCCAGTCGGGTAAGACGACGCTGGTTCTAACGTTCGAGATTCAACGTGCGCTCGCGTGGGATACTCCGCAAAAGATTGCGTATACTGCTCAGACAGGTAGTGATGCTCGCAAGAAGTTGATTGATGATCAGGCACCGATTTTGTCGGCATCGAAATTGCGTGCTGCAGTTTCTCGCGTTCATCGTGCTCAGGGAAACGAGAGCATTCAGTTCAAGGGCGGAAGCCGGATTGATGTGCTTGCTTCGTCAGAGTCGGCCGGTCACGGCAAGACGATCGACCTGGGCGTGATCGATGAAGCGTTCGCTGATGTTGATGATCGACGTGAACAAGCACTGTTGCCTGCGATGGCGACTCGTGCTGCAGCACAGATTTTGGTTGTGTCAACAGCCGGCACAGACGCGTCGGTGTATCTTCGACGCAAGGTTGATGCTGGTCGGTCTGCTGTCGAACGTGGACTTGATACAGGTATCGCGTTTTTCGAGTGGTCTGCTGAAGAGAACGCGGACCCTGATGATCCGGCTACATGGTGGTCGTGCATGCCAGCTCTCGGTCATACGATCACCGAAGATGTTGTGCGGCACGCCAGGTTGACGATGTCTGACGGTGACTTTCGTCGATCGATGTTGAATCAATGGACTTCGAGTGAAGAGCGTTTGATCCCTGCTGCTATCTGGGATGTCGCTTGCTCTGTCGATGCTGCTCCTCGTGGTGATCTGTTCTTTGCTCTTGATGTGAATCCTGAGCGATCGGCTGCAGCGTTCGCTGTAGCTGGAACTGATGGAAGTCCGACGGTTGAAGTTGTTGATCATCGGCCGGGTGTGAGTTGGGCGCTTGATCGCGCGTTCGAGTTGATGGAACGTTGGCCAGGTAGTCCGCTTGCGATTGACGCTCGCGGTCCTGCGGCTCCGTTGATTCCTGATTTGCGGCGCGGTGGCGTGACGGTTGTCGAGCTTCAGCCGGCTACTGTTTCGCAAGCGTGCGGCGTATTGTTCGACGATCTTGTCGATAGTAAGGTTGCTGTGCGCAGGCACGGCGGTTTGGATAAGGCCGCGCATGCGGTTACACGTCAGTTCTCTGGCGACGCGTGGAGGTTCGCGCGTCGAGATGGAACTGACATCACCCCTTTGATGGCGGTCACGTTGGCGCATTGGTGTGCTACTCGTGGTCGTCCCGTTTCGCCGGTTCCGGCGATCGTTGATGCTTGGAGTCTTCTCGATGCGTGATGCAGTAACAACGGTGATGGAAGTGACAGGCGCTGCGCTGGTTGCTGCCGGTCTCGGCATGGTCGCCTTGCCGCTCGGTCTGATTTTCTCTGGGGTTTTCCTGGTTGTCGCAGGTTGGCTGGTGGCTAAGTGAGTCTGTTGTCGAAGTTCGAACGCCGCGAGTTCCGGCCTTTGCAGAATACCGGTTTCACTTCTGGCGGTATCAATTGGTCGGGCGAACCGGTCAACGAATCAACCGCCCTGCAGGTTGCTGCCGTGATGGCTTGTGTCGGTTTGTTGGCGGACAGTGTCGCATCGTTGCCGATTCATGCTGTGCGCCGAGTTGGTGATCGTACCGTCGCCTTGCCGACACCGAAAGTGTTTGTCGATCCATCGTCAACCGTAACGGCTTATGAGTTGATTCATCAGACTGTGGTGAGTTTGGCTTTGCACGGGAACGCATATTGGTTTGTCGATCGCGCATCGAACGGTGAGCCGATCGCGTTGACGCCGATCAATCCGGCTAATGTCGACGTGACATCTGACGGTCGTTTCGGCGAACGCGTGTACACGGTTTCAGGTGATGTTGTCGAGTCCGAGTACATCAAGCATATTCGTTGGTGGACACCACCGCAAGCACTCAAGGGACTTAGTCCGATCCAAGAGCAGAAGACGACGATCGGTCTCGCTCTCGCGATGGAACGGCATCTGGCGCAGTTCTACGCTGAAGGTGGCACGCCGTCGTCGGTACTTGAGACAGATACAAGCGTGACGCTCGAGCAAGCGAAGGTGCTGCAGGAGACATGGTTCAATCAGCACAACCGTAAGCGTCGACCGGCGATCTTGACCGGTGGCATGCGTTGGAAGCCGGTCACCGCATCGGCTGCCGACATGGAGCTGAATCAGACGCGCGAGTTGCAGATCACTCAGGTTGCCCGTATCTTCCGCGTGCCGAGTTATCTGATCAACGCTAAGGGCGACTCGCAAACGTATGCGAACGCGGAGATGGCCGGCCAGCATTTCGTCACGTATACGTTGATGCCCTGGTTGCGGCGGATCGAAGATGCAATGTCTACGTTGCTGGCTGGTCCGGAGTTTGTTCGCTTCGATGTCGACGCGTTCTTGCGCGCTGACACATTGTCGCGTTTGCGCGCATACCAATTGGCGATCTCTTCGGGTATCAAGACGCCGAACGAATGTCGCGCCGATGAAGGTCTCGAACCGTATCCTGGCGGCGACGACTTTGTGATGGCGCTGCCTGGCGCTCCGATGGCCGGTCCTGGAATCGACCCTGCGCCGGTCGGTGTCGATGCGGAGCCGCCGAAGTAATGCCGTGGCATATCGCGCAGAACGTCGGTGACTGCAAGGGATTCGCTGTCGTGAAGGACGATTCAGGCGAGATCGTCGGTTGTCATGCTTCTCGACCTGCTGCGCTTGATCAACTGGCAGCATTGTATGCTTCGGAACAATCGACACGCGCTTCGTCTTTTACACCGACTAAAGAGATGCGAGACGAAGCTGCACGCGGTTTGGCATGGCGGCGCGAGCACGGTCGCGGCGGAACGTCGGTCGGTATAGCACGCGCTCGCGATTTGGTGAACGGTAAAGACTTGCCGCTCGACACGGTGAAGCGCATGCGCAGCTTCTTCGCTCGCCATGAAGTCGATAAACAAGGCGAAGGATTCAGTCCTGGCGAGCCTGGTTATCCGTCTAATGGTCGGATTGCATGGGCTCTGTGGGGAGGCGATCCTGGTTACCGATGGTCTTTGGCGATTGTCAAAGAGGCTGATGAAGAGAACAACAGGAGTAAACCTTTGGAGATTCAACCTGAAATTGGCCGGCTCGTGCTGGCGGAAACGCGTCGAGTGAACGGTCGCGAAGTCGAATATCGAACTGTCACGATGGGCCAGTTCATTATCGAAGACGAAGAGTACGAGGAAGACGAAGAGGACGACGTCGAAGACGATGCAATGCCGATGCGGTTCCGCGGTTATGCGGCCGTGTTCAACATGCCGTCGGAACCGTTGCCGTTCGTTGAGTCGATCGCACCTGGCGCGTTCAAGCGCTCGTTGGCGTCAGGTCGCGAAGTGCGCATGTTCCTGAACCACAACACCGATCAAGTACTTGGCTCGACGCGTTCGGGCACGTTAGTATTGAAGGAAGATGAGCGCGGTTTGTGGGTCGAAAACGATCTGCCGCCCACGTCCGTAGGACGTGACTTGTCGATCCTCATGCAACGAGGTGACGTGCACTCAATGTCGTTCGGGTTCAGTATTCCGCGCGGCGGCGATTCCTGGTCGGAAGACGGCCAGTCTCGCGAGCTGCGTGAAGTGATCCTGCACGAAGTTTCAGTCGTGACCGGTTTCCCCGCTTATCCGGCGACCACCGGTGCTTCGGTCCGCAATGTCGATGATGAACCGTCGACTGATCAGGAACCAGAAGCGATCACGGAAAGAGTCGGCAAGTCAGTTGATCTGGCTCGCCGATACCTGACGCTTGCAGCCAAGCGCTGACGCGTCCGCAGTCCGGAGCAGCCGCTCGGACCCCGCAAGGGGAACCACCGGCATGACCACCACCTGCACCCACAACATCAACCCCACAACGTCCAGAAAGGACACCACCGCTATGAGCGACTTCATCAAGAAGCTTTCGGAGGAGCGGGCCAACGCGTGGGAGCAGGCTAAGGAACTGCTCGACGCTGCCGCTACCGAGAACCGTGAACTGACCGCCGAAGAGGGCGAGAAGTTCGACCGTATCAATACTGATCTCGACGCTAAGGATGCTCGCATCAAGAGCATTCTCGACGCTGAGCAGCGCGCCCGTGACATCGAGGAGAGCCGTGCTCGCCTGGGCGTCAAGCACGATTTGGGTGGCGAATCCAAGCCGCAGATCGACGATAACGAGACCGTTCGTCGCATGATGGCCGGTGAGATTCGTTCCGCCAAGTTCGAGAAGCGCGCTGTCACCAAGTCTGGTGCTGCCGGCACCGTCCCGACGTCGGTGTATGACCGCATCGTCGAGCACCTGGTGCAGGGCAACGTGGTGCGCGGTCTGTCGACCGTCATCACCACTTCCACCGGCGAGACGCTGAACGTCCCGAAGTCCACCGCTTTCTCGACCGCTTCGATCGTCGGTGAGGCTGCGCAGGCTTCGACTTCCGATCCGACGCTCGCCACCACCGCTCTCGGCGCCTACAAGTACGTCGTGCTCGTGCAGCTTTCGAACGAGTTGGCGACCGATGCTGCTGTCGACGTCGGCGGATTCTTGGCTCGTCAGGCCGGCATCGCCCTCGGCGTTGCTACCCGCGGACACATGACCACCGGCGACGGTTCCTCGAAGCCGTACGGCATCGTGACCCGCGCGACCACTGGCGTGACCGGCGGCACCGGCGTCACCGGTGCATTCACCGCTGACAACCTGATCGATCTCCGTTACTCGGTGAACGGTGTCTACACCGCTCAGCCTGGCTGCGGCTGGATGATCAACTCGACCGGTATGGCCGCCGCCCGCAAGCTAAAGGACACGACGAACCAGTACCTGTTCCAGCCTGGTCTGAACGGCAACGTCGACAGCTTGCTCGGTTTCCCCGTGCACATCAACGACTCGATGGCTAACCCGGCCCTGTCGGCGAAGTCGGTTCTGTTCGGTCACCTGCCGTCGTACTTCATTCGTGAAGTCAACGGCATCGATGTGGCCGTGTCCGACGACTTCGCGTTCGACTACTCGGTGCGCACGTTCCGCGTGACGCTCCGCACCGACGCCGATCTCGTCGACCAGACGGGTGCGGTGAAGGTGTTCGTCGGCGGCGCGAGCTGATCCAACAAACAAACTGAACGGCAGCCGGCCAGGTTGATCCTGGCCGGCTGCTGCTCGCAACAAACCTGGAGGAACATTATGCGCATCAAGCTTCTCATCGACATCGCAGGAACTATCGACGGGCAGAACTGGCCTGATCGTGGCGGCGAGATCGATGTTCCGCAGCACATCGCCGAAGACATGATTGCAAACCGTTACGCGGAAGCTGTCGTAAAGAGCGAGACTGCTGCCGTCAACCCTGTGGTCGAGACCGCCGCACGGCCGGCCGCCAAGCCGCGCAAGGTCTGACAGTGGCTATCGTCGCCGGACAAATCACGGTCACTAACACGGCCGCCGTTCTCATTCACCAAACCGACGCCGACGGGTGCGACATCATCGTCTCCGCTGACATCGGTTCGGGGCAGCATGTCGAACTAGGTGCGGCGAACGTAACCGCCGGCACGGGGTTTATCTTCGACGGTGGTAGTAACTTGCATTTCGCGATGCCGGCCGGTTCCGCGTTGTACGGAATCACGAACAGCGGCACCGCGACCGTTTCTAAATTGGTGAGCGACTGATGGCCATCACCAACGGATACTGCACGCTGAACGAAGTCAAAGCGGCTCTTCGTATCACCGACAGCCTGGACGACACTCTTCTCGAGAACGCGATCGAAGCCGCATCGCGTCGCATTGACAACGAATGCTCTCGCCGGTTTTATGCCGATGGCAGTGCAAGTGCTCGAGTGTACGCGTCGGAACGCAACGACATGTTGTTCATCGACGACATATCAACGGCGACAGGTCTGGTTGTCAAGATCGACAATGACGCTGACGGAACATTCGAAACAACTCTGGTTCGAAACGTCGACTATCAAATCGAACCGCTCAACAATCTGGCGCAAGGCCGGCCGGTTTTGCTCCTGCGCGCGCTGAACACGATGTTCCCTGTCGCGGTCAACAAGCGTCCGCTTGTCGAAGTGACTGCAGCCTGGGGATGGCCCAGCATTCCGGATGCAATCAGGGAAGCAACCGTGCTTCTTGCTTCACGTCATTTCAAGCGTTTGGACTCGCCGCTCGGTGTCGCCGGTTTCGGCGATCTTGGAGCTATCGTAGTCCGTCGTATCGATCCAGATGTGGCTGCACTCATCGAGTCCTACAAGATTCTCACCGTTGCCTGATGCCCGCGTCACTTAGTTCTCTCCGGTCCGGACTCGCGACGGCTCTTTCTACGATCGCGAATCTTCGCGTCTATGAACTTGTGCCGGATAATCCGCAGCATCCTTCGGCGACGGTGCGGATCGATCGTGTCGCCTTCGATTCGACGATGGCACGCGGTTCCGACGAGTTCGAGTTTATCGTTACCCTGGTTGTCGGCCGCGCTGACGATCGTTCTGCACAGACGAAACTCGAGACGTATATTGCCGGCACCGGTTCGCAATCGGTGAAAGCAGCACTCGAATCTGATCCGACATTAGGCGGCATTGCGATGGCTTGTCGGGTGCAGACAGCTCAGAACATCGGCACTCTCGAGCGTCCTGACGGCACGTCTTTGCTTGCTGTCGACTTCATTATTTCGGTCTACGCATAGAAGGTTCATCATGGCATTTGTGAACGCAAACCAAACCAGGTTGATCTACGGTACGAATCCGTTGGCTGCCTATCTGAAGTCTGCCGGTCCGTCGTTCAACGCCGACATGCTCGATGCGACTACCCTGGCAGATACGTCGAAAGTGTTTCGTGCCGGCATCGTGGATTACGCGCTGAACGTCGACGGACTGTTTGACGACACCACCGCTGCTGGCGATGTGTGGGCGAACATCACCGCTGTTATTGCAGCCGGTTCAACCGTTCCGGTTTCTGTTGCTCCTGAAGGTTTCGCTGTCGGGAATTCGGTGTGGGTGCTGCCGGTCAAGACCGCTACTTATGAAGTCGCAGGATCAGTCGCCGATCTCGTCACCTTCACTATGGCGATGCAACCTGCTGACACGCCGGCTGTTGGTCGGTCATTGTCCGATCTCGCTGCATACACGACAACGACCAATGGCACATCGGTCGATAACGCTGTTGCATCATCGAATGGCGCGGTCGTCAATCTTCATGTGACGGCAGCATCAGGAACTACGCCGACGCTTGCAGTCGCCATTCAGCATTCGACCAATAACAGCACCTGGTCAACGATCGCGACGTTCACAACCGCTACTGCGGCAACGTCCGAAACAGTGACGATCACCGGAACGGTGAACCGTTACACTCGCGCCGTCTTCACCGTCGGCGGAACCACCCCATCATTCACCGCGCAAGTATCACTCGCCCGAAAGTAAAGGAAACAAACTATGCCCTTCGTTGCTGCAAAAGCGTCGGTGTTCAAACTGGACAACGCCGCAGGAACACTCACTGACATCAGCGCTTATGTCGACAGCGTTGGCGGTATCGCCAACACGACCGACATGCTGGAGACCACCACATTCGGCGCGACGTCGAAGTCGTACATCGGTGGCCTGCGTAACGGCGACACCATCAGTGTCAGCGGAAAATGGGATGCGACGTTGAACACGCAGGTGACCGCTCTTCTGGGAGCGACCGCGACCTCGACGTTCGAGTATCACCCTGCCGGAACTACGGCTGGCACTCCGAAGGTTTCGGGTGAATGCCTGGTCGCTTCATACGAAGTTTCGTCTTCGGTTGCCGACTTGGTGACCTTCACCATCTCGTTGCAGATTTCCGGCAACGTGACCTGGGGAACCAACTGACATGGCGGCAGTGGCAGCAGTGACCGTCCGTCATCTCGATGGAACTTCTATCGATGCACCTATCACCGGCCGCGTCACAGTGAACTTCGAGCGTCATTGGGAACAGCCGGCACGAGAAGTGTTCACGTCAGGGAACATGGAGCACAACTACTGGCTCGCGTGGCAAGCCTGTTTCGTTGCGCGAAAGACTGCGCTTGATTTTGATCAGTGGCTCGATACCGTTGCCACGATCGAATGGGGCGCGGTCGATCTTTCCCCTTTGTGACTGACTCGGCGGTCATGCTGTACGCGACCGTGGCCGCCGAGACAGGTATCCCACCGGACGCGCTTTTAGATGCCGACCCGTTGATGTTTTACGCGTTGGTAGAAGTATTGAATCAGCGGGCAAAACGAGCACGATAAACAATGGCGCGAAAACAAACGATCAAGTCGGCTGATTCAACGATCTTCGTGCGAGGTCTCGACGAGTTCCGTGCCGAATTGAAACGTATCGATTCGGCTGCAGGCGAAGGATACCGCAAACAACTAGGTCGCGCTAATCGCGAGATCGGCGAACTAGTGCGTTCCAGGTCGAGCGAAATGGCTGAATCAAAGATGGAACGAAAAATGGTTGCTGACATGAAGACGTCGGCAGCTGTTCGTGCTGCACGCATCGAGATCGGCAACGGTGAATCAGGCGCATACGCTTTCGGCGCCGAGTTCGGCGCGTACCGTGGTCAACGGCGACTCATCAAAAACACTCGCGGTCGAGCAACTATCGTTCGCAACAACGAAAAATTGTCGAAAGTAATCCGCAAGGTAGAAGCTCAAACGATCGCGTATGATCGGTACGGCGGAACATCAACCGTCAGAAAAAAAGCTCGCGAAGCCTGGGGCGCGACAGCAGTCAAAGTTGTTCGCGTGATCATCGGTTGGAACCAGTTTCGACCCTGGCGCGGAAACAAACTTGGCGCAGGATATGTGCTGTTTCCCACCCTGCGCAAATACAGCGATGAAATAGCAAACAAATACATGGAACGCGTCTTGGATATCTCGTCGCGCGCATTCAATTCGGGAGGTGAACGTGGCTAGCAACGTGCGCAAATTAGCAGTTGAGATTCTTGGCGACGCTTCAGGCGCCCAGAAGGCTATGCGATCTGTCGAAGAATCGTCCGACAATTTGGGCGAGAACATGAAGCGGCTTACTAAGGGCATTGCCGGCGCGTTTGCTACGCAACAGATCGCGACGTTCGCGAAAGATGCCGTGGGCGCAGCGATGGACGACGCGAAAGCGCAGGCTCTGTTGGCGCAACAGTTGAAGGCCACGACCGGCGCGACCGCCGACCAAATCGCAGCCGTCGAGGACTTCATCGAAAAGACGCAGAATTCGACGGGTGTTCTCGACGACGAATTGCGGCCAGCGTTCGCGACGTTCGTGCGGTTCACCGGTGACGCGACGAAAGCGCAAGACTTGCTGACGTTGGCCATGGACATTTCCACCGGCACCGGTAAGGATTTGGGCACCGTGTCGACGGCGCTGGCGCGCGCGTACGCGGGCAACACTGGCGCACTGGCGCGGCTCGGGGTGCAGACTAAGGACGCGTCCGGTAAAGCGTTGGAGTTCGACGAAATCCAGCAGCAGTTAGCGCAGACGTTCGGCGGGCAGACCGCAGCCGCGGCCGATACCGCGGCCGGCAAGATGGCCATCGCACGCGCGAACTTCGAGAGCACGAAAGAGGAGATCGGCATGGCGCTGATCCCGGTGCTAGGCGCGTTGGTGGACGCGTTCAAACCGATCACGGACATTTTCTTAGCGTTGCCCGAAGGTGCGCAAACGGCCATCGTGTTCGGAACATTGGCGACCGCCGGGTTCGGTGCGGCACGCACGGCGCTAACGAATTTCGGTATTTCGGCGGGTTCGGCGACGAAGATGTTAGGCGGTCTAGGTGTCGCGTTCGGCGTGGCCACCGTCATCGGTAAGATTTTCGAAGCCGGTAGCGAATCCAACACGGAAGAAACGAAGTCGTTCACGGAAGCGTTGCGTGAGAACGACGAAGCGTTGCGCGCTAGCAAGATTCGCGAAATTGCACGCGATGAACCGCAGGTGCGGGAGTATCTCGAAACGATGGCGCTGCTCGGGATCACCATCGAAGATTTCGCTGAATACGCGCGCACCGGCGAAGGCAAGGTCAAGTTCTTTCGCGACACGTTGTCGACGTTGCGCGGCACCGGTGAACCTGTACAAATTCAAATCGGGCGTCTAGCCGCCGAAATGGGTGTGCTCATCGACACCGCCAACATGTCGGGCGGCGAGATCGAACGACTCAGTACTGACTTCCATAACCTGCAGTTCGTCGCGCACAACACATGGCTGGAATTCCACGAAACGACAGGCGCCACCGACGCCACCGCGTCGGCCATGATGGGGTTGGCACTCGAAGGAGAGGACGCCGCCGACGCGCTCGACGAAGTGACCGGCGCCGCGTTCGACTTGACGGAACAGTGGAAACAAACCCTCGGCTATTTCGACCAGCAGGAGTCCTGGCAAAACCTGACCGATTCGATAGGTGAACTCGCCGAAGCACAGGCGGCGGCGTTTGGTAAACCTTCGCAAGAGAACCAGCGCGCATATGAGGAAGCGCTCGCGAAGGTGTACGAACGTGTCGCGGCGTACATCGAAACGGTCGGCGACATTCCCGCCGAAACGCAGACCGAAATTCTCGCGAAACTGAACGAGGGTGACGTCATCGGCGCGACGTTGATTCTAGACAATCTGACGAAGCAGCGCGTGGTTCCGATTCGTTTGGGTGAACTGGACATCGAAACACGGCGGGCGCTGAATTTACAGAAGCGTGCGAATGGTGGACCGGTGACGGGCAACATGCCGTACGTGGTCGGTGAACGCGGGCCAGAACTGTTCGTCCCTTCATCGTCGGGGAGCATCGTGCCGCGTATCCCGGCCACTATGAGCGCCGGCGGTGGAAGCACCACGGTAAACGTGACGGTTACTAGCGCAAACCCTGACGATGTTATTCGTGCGATACAGACCTACGTTCGACGTAACGGGCAGTTGCCGTTGGCGACTACTACAGGGGTTCGGTACTGATGGCTTTCGCATTGACGTGGACGGTGAAGTTTGGTGGGGTCGGTGGGCTTACTAACATCACCTCGTTCATGTTAGACCTAGAGATTGATAGCAGCGCAGACCTTGGACAATGCGGCAGGTCAAGAGCCACCATCACGCTGAACAACACAGGCGGTCAGTTCACCCCGAACGGATCAGGAACCTACGCCTCAACAGACTGGCTATCTCAAGCGTTACTGATAGAAGCATCAACATCCGCCAGCACCGATGTTGCATTCGTCGGCATGGTGTCAAATGTTGAGGTGGACCATAGAAACGCCAAAGAGTCAACGGTCATCATTGAAGCGCTTGACATTCTAACGCTCGCTGGGTCAAGCCCTATCGACCCATCAGGAAAATACGCTAATCTGACTATCGCTGAGCATCTTAATCTGTGGTTTGATGATCTCGGTGGTGTACCTGGCTATCGAGCCGTCAGGCTCCCTAAGGTTGGCGGCAGCATTCAATCAGTCCTTTTCACGTCCACAGTCAGTTCAACAGCCTACGCCGCCAAGTTGAACGCAACCCTCTTAGGAACAGGGCAACGTGTTTCAGATTGGTTCAACACATCGGTATTTCCTTCTGCGCCAGCAACTGCTTACGTAGGCGACTATGACATCTTTGGAGGTGGATGGCGATGGTTCGTTTATGTGGTCGACCGTACTCTGAATAAGACTGCCGCCTTTGCGCGTCTATTTGACTTTGTGGACGGCAGCAGCACGCTTACCTCAGGGCAGTTACCGTTTGAAAACCTACACGTCGGCTTTCAATTTGATGAACTTATCAACCAAAGCAGCATCGACGATCTGGGCAGTCTTGTAGCGTCAGGAACAGGTGATAGCGATTCATCAAGTAAGTATGGGGTCCGTGCTTACAGCGCAACGCAGACAATCCCTCAAACACAAACAGATTTAGATTATGCGGCGCAGTTCTGGGGAACCCGTTTCAGCACAGTTCGATACGTCATGGATTCTATACAGTTGACGTTTTCGCAAGTTCGCAGTCGAGCGTTTGATGACCCTGGCGTGAACATAGCAAGCCTGAACTTTCAGAGATTGTGTTCACAAACGGTTCTATGGTCGCAGGCTTCTGTGACCTATCGCGCTCCAGGGATGGCATCTTCAGCGACAGATCATGTCGTGATCGTGGGTCGCAAAGTGATGGCCTCAAAGTCAGATACACGGATTGAACTGACACTAAAGTCTGGCATCGATAACCAGTCATTCCAAGTAGATTCAACAGGATTTGGAGTCCTCGACAAGAACAGGTTAGGGTGAAATGACTTATCCCTCATTCTCAGCAAATGACGTTCTGGCGGCCTCGGACATGAATGCTGTCGGCTTGTGGCTCGTCAAGACGCAGACCATCGGGTCGGCCGTGTCGTCGGTGACCGTGACCGGAGCCTTCTCAAGCACCTACGACAACTACCTAATTA